ATGTTTAAACCGGAACTCCTTTCCCCGGCGGGAACGCTGAAAAATATGCGTTACGCTTTCGCTTATGGCGCAGATGCTGTTTATGCGGGCCAGCCGCGTTACTCCCTACGTGTGCGCAACAACGAATTCAACCACGAAAATCTTCAGCTCGGCATCAATGAAGCCCACGCGCTGGGGAAAAAGTTTTATGTCGTGGTCAACATTGCACCGCACAACGCCAAGCTGAAAACCTTTATCTGTGACCTGAAACCGGTGGTGGAAATGGGGCCGGATGCGCTGATTATGTCCGATCCAGGGCTGATTATGCTGGTGCGTGAGCACTTCCCTGAAATGCCGATCCACCTCTCGGTGCAGGCTAACGCCGTAAACTGGGCGACGGTGAAATTCTGGCAGCAAATGGGCCTGACCCGCGTGATCCTCTCTCGCGAGCTGTCGCTTGAAGAGATTGAAGAGATCCGCAATCAGGTGCCGGATATGGAGATCGAGATCTTCGTTCACGGCGCACTGTGCATGGCCTACTCCGGTCGCTGCCTGCTCTCTGGCTATATCAACAAGCGCGATCCGAACCAGGGTACCTGCACCAACGCCTGCCGCTGGGAGTACAACGTCCAGGAAGGGAAAGAAGATGACGTTGGCAACATCGTACACAAGTACGAGCCGATTCCGGTGCAAAATGTTGAGCCGACGCTGGGTATCGGCGCGCCAACCGACAAAGTGTTTATGATCGAAGAGGCCCAGCGTCCTGGCGAGTATATGACCGCGTTTGAAGATGAGCACGGCACTTACATCATGAACTCGAAAGATCTGCGCGCCATCGCCCATGTAGAACGCCTGACCAAAATGGGCGTGCATTCGCTGAAAATCGAAGGTCGTACCAAATCTTTCTACTATTGCGCACGCACCGCACAGGTTTACCGCAAAGCTATCGATGACGCCGCTGCGGGAAAACCGTTCGATACCAGCCTGCTGGAAACTCTGGAAGGTCTGGCGCATCGTGGCTATACCGAAGGTTTCCTGCGTCGTCATACTCACGACGATTATCAGAACTACGAATACGGTTATTCAGTTTCTGACCGCCAGCAGTTTGTTGGTGAGTTTACCGGTGAGCGCAAGGGGGACCTCGCAGCGGTAGCGGTGAAAAATAAATTCTCCGTTGGCGACAGTCTTGAGCTGATGACGCCGCAAGGCAACATTAACTTTACCCTTGAGCACATGGAAAACGCCAAAGGCGAAGCTATGCCGGTCGCACCAGGCGATGGTTATACTGTGTGGCTCCCGGTCCCGCAGGATCTTGAGCTAAATTACGCGCTGCTAATGCGTAATTTCTCCGGGGAAACCACGCGTAACCCCCACGGTAAGTGATTAATTTCGATTATTTTTCCCGGATGGAAAATTCTTAGAAACCGATCACATACAGCTGCATTTATTAAGGTTATCATCCGTTTCGCTGAAAAACATAACCCATAAAATGCTAGCTGTACCAGGAACCACCTCCTTAGCCTGTGTAATCTCCCTTACACGGGCTTATTTTTTACGCGTAATACAATGAAATAAAAGGATTTATTTCTGGTCACGTCCACACATTGACCACATCGACAAAAAAGCCCCTCGACTGAGGGGCTTCCTGTTTGTAATTACATCCACATAATTTGCTGCCCTGACGGCAACGGGTGCGGTCTTACGGCGTGGACTTCTCCCGGCTTCACGATGTATCGCTGTACCGACTCATAAGTGATGAACGTGGCGCTGCAATTCACGTTCTGACACTGGTGATAACGCTCTTTTGTCGTGTCAGTGATATAGCGGCTTGTACGCGCATGTGCGGCATGCTGGCATAAAGGACAATGAAACATCGCGAGCACCTCTTCCGGTTTTGTTGACGGTGCCATTTTAGTTAATTTATCCTTATAAAACAAACAGATAAAATAAAAACATTACTCATCATCTTCTGTTTCGTACTCCACATCAGAAAGCCTGACCTCAAGCTCCAAGGACGTCGTGAAGCCGCTATTATTCAGAAAATGTGTCACCTTAGTGATTGTCCAGTCCTGCTCGTCTATGACGCGCTTAAAGCCTGACACTCTGACCGGTGTTTCCGTGTAAATATCAGCACGACCAGTGGCAAGGCTGATGGAGAACTCCGCAACGCCCCGTTGCAGTTTATCCCACTTCGCCTGAGCGGCGCGCATGGCCTGTGCTTTCGTGGCATATACCGTAGTCAGGGCAAAAACGTTGTCAGCTTCACCGGCCATGTATTCACCTTCGCGCGCTTCCGGTACTTTTGGCGCTTTCTTCTGCGTGACCGGTTTCGCTTTCGGGTGCTCCAGTGCGCGCAGGTGTTTTTCTTTCTTTTTGCGTTTCAGTTTTACCTTCTGCTTTTGCGGCTTCGGGTCTTTGGTGTGTAACCACTTTGCCGTTACGCCGGTGTAAGCTCCACGGTCAGCAATCGCAAAATGATGACGGTCGCCGTCGCTGCGGGTGATGGTAATCTGCGGGATTTTTTTACCGCTGGCCGTCACCCCCTGCCCCGCTTTGAGAAACAACAGTTTTCCCATTTTTACCGACACCTCACCGCCGTTGCGTTCAGCAAGGCGGGTCAGGAATTTCGCATCAGACTCCTGCGACTGGTCGATGTGCGGGATTTTAATTCCTGCCAGTGACGGCGCGACACTGGCTTCCAGCCTGTTACGGGAGGCTATCGCCTCAACAATCGCACCGAGCGTGGTGTCATGCCAGGAGCCTTCACGGCGGGAATTGAGCGTCCCGCGAAAATCTGCACTCCGGGCGCGGATGGTGACCACATCCGGTGCGCCCCGGTGTTCAACCTCATCAACGGTAAATTTCCCTTTGCATACCAGGGCAAAACCTTTCCAGCCGATATACACCGTCAGGACAGCGCCACGAACCGGTAGCCCTACCTGCCCGTCGGCGTCGTTCAGTTCAATATCAAGCTGGTCAGCCTCAAAGCCCCGGTTATCCGTCAGGGTCATGCTCATCAGACGGTCGCTGATATTGCCGGTAATATCCCTGCTGTCGAGCATCAGCATGTAATCCGGCGTCAGCGTACTGCCTGCATCAAATGTCAGCGCATCCAGCATTATCCCGCCCCCGTCATACCCGTGAATCTGGTCGCCATACTGCCAGCCTTACCGATGAGCGATTCCGCCTGTTTACCGATATCGCCATAAAGCGCGGCCAGTGATTCATCAACGCGGGTGAGTGACAGCGTAAAATCAATTTTCCGGGGTGTGCCGTCTGCAAAGAAAATACTCCCTGTTTCACTCACCTTGCTGACGATATACATGCCGTAAATCATGCCAGTGCCATCCAGCAACGGCCACGCCCGGCCTTCCTCTGCCATCAGCCTGAGCGTGGTCATCGTCAGCTTCCCGCCGGTCAGTTCGGGATAAAGCACGCCGGCAAGCGTCATGTTTTCCTCACCCACACCGAGAAACTGGTAGGCATCCCGTTTACCGATACGGGAATTTGACGGCCAGCGATAATCTGATTCACGCTGCATGGTCTGGTGTGGCAGCGTCTGGCGCATAAAAACAAACATACCTAACGCGAGCATCACTTTTCGTCACCTCCTTAACCGTCATGCATCATGCTGGCACGGGCGCGCGCACGTTTATCCCGCTCGTATTTTTCGAGCGCATCCTGTAACTGGCGGTCAAGCTGTGTCCCCGGCGCAGTACCACCCGTCAGGCTGATGTGATATTCGTTTTTACTCTGGTCCACATAAGAGCGACCAGCCGGTACCGTGACCGGCTGATAAGCCTGATAGCCTGCATAAGAGCTGGTCGCCGGAATATAACCACCGTTGCCATACGTGGCGGCATGAGTTCTGGCGGCGGTCTGGTCAAGTGTGTCTGACTCTTTGTTGATAACACCGAGTTTTTCCAGTACCCAGTCAATGCCGCTGCGCAGTTTGTTGAACGCATTAAGCGGCAGCATCAGCGCGTCAGCCAGTGCCTGCCCGAACATGACGCCCGTATCACGGCAACGGTTCAGGGTGTCCTGGGTGGCTTTGACGGGGGCAATCAGGTTTTTAAACCACTGCCACGCGGCCTGTAACTTTTCACCCAGCCAGTCAAACACCGGCTTAAGTGGCGCGAACAGTTCCCCCACCGGCGCAAATGCCGCTTTCAGCCCTTCCACCACACCGCCAAAGAATGCGCTGACAGGCTCCCAGTATTTACGGATAAGCAACGCCCCGGCGACAATTGCAGCCACCACGGCCACAACCGGCCAGCTAATCGCCCCGATGGCCGTCATAACAGCACTGCCAACCGTCGTGAAGATTGCCCCCATTGCGCCTGCTGCCGCGATAATGGCATTGATGCCGGTGATAACCGGCCAGGCTACGAGGCCAATGGCACCGATGACACCAGTCAGCGCCAGTGCACCACCGACAATGATGCCGATGGTTGACGCCAGTGATTTGTTTTTCTGGATCCAGCCGTCGAGTTTTAACACATACTTTGTGGCCGTCTGCGTGAGATTACGCAGTGCGCCTTCCTGCTGGTCAAACAGGTCAGTCCCCACCGCCTCATAAGCGGACTGAAACTCCTTAAAGTCACCGCCGAGGTTGTCCTGCATGATTTTAACCAGCTCTTCCGTTTTACCGTCCGAGGCTTTCAGCGTGGCGGTCAGCTTATCCAGTTTTCCGCTTGCAGCCGCTGCCAGTAAAACGTTCGCTGATTTCAGGGCTTCCTCACCAAAAATGGTTTTAAGGTATTCCCCCTTCTGAGACGTTCCCAGCTTGTGTTTATCAAAGCTGACCTGAATCTCTTTCAGAATGGTGAACAACGGACGCATATTTCCCTTTTTGTCCGAGGTTTTAACGCCAAGCTCTTTTAGTGCTTCCCATGCTTTCCCTGTCGGAGCCTGTAATCGGGTGACAACGGCACTACTACCCGTACCCGCCATTGACCCCCTGATGTTATTGTCATGCAGCACACCTGTCATGGCCGCTGCCTGCTCAAGACTTACACCTGCCGTCCTCGCAACCGGACCGAGGTAAGTCAGTGCATCACTGAGTCCCTGAAAATCAGCCGCCGACTTATTCATCGTTGCTGACAACACGTCGCCCACATGGCTGACATCATCATTTGACAGTTGAAAGGATGCCTTAGTCCCCAGCAACAGTTGCGCGTTTTCTTCCATCGTCCGCTGATTCGCCAGTGCCATATTCAGCGTGACCGGCGTTGCCGCCTGAATAGCCGCAGCATCTCCACCCGCTTTCGCAATGATAATCTGCGCACCGGCTGCATCGTCCGCCGAGCTGGCGCGCCTGCTTGCGTAGTGCAGCCATTTCGGCAGAGTCTTTTGCCACTCCGAGCACGGCCTGCAATTCTGAGTTTTTCTGCGCAAACTCATAACCGGGCATCAGTAGCTTAACTCCGGCCATTGTTCCCGCAGCAGCAATCCCCACACCGGCAGCGCCCACTGAGGCCATATTTCCGGCCAGTTCCTTGCCTGCCTGATAACGCTGTTTTACTGCGTTAAGTTTTGCCTGTTGCGCACTGACACGCGCCAGCGCGTCACGTTGTCGGTTAAGCTGTGCGGTGGTTTCACTGATACGGTTTTTCAGTCCCTGCTCATCATGTGCAAGATTGCGGGTATTAATTCCCACAGCGGCCAGTTCCCGCTGCTGGCGTTTAACGGAATCCGTCAGGCGGTTATATTTCGCCTGTAAGTCCTCCGCCGCTCGCTTTGCTGATTCCAGCACTTTCGCCTGAGCACGGGTCGGACGTTCGGTGTTTTTAAACTGTGTGGCAAGGGCTTCGGCCTCCTGCCGTGCCTTTTCAAGTGCATGACCAGTCACGGCGAGCTGTGCACTGGTCTTGCGGAATCCCTCAATACGGGATGCGTGACCGTTCAGCTCGCGCAGTGATTTTTGTGTTTCCCGGATATCCCCGACAGCGACTTACTCGCTGTGCGGATGGATTTAAACGGGCGGGATGCCTGGTCAACAGCCCTGAGCAATACCTGTAATTTTACATTGTTACTCATTTGTGTTTCCGCTTCGCCGGAGCGCCTTTTCGCGCCATGTGATGAGTTCGGTCAGGCTCATGGGATACAGTTCTGATGGCGGCCAGTGAAATATCACTGCCACATCCGCCATCAGGTCATCGACCGACAGATTTTTCGGGAACGTTACTGCACCGAGTTCGGCGACAAAAAACCGACCACCTTACCAGCCAGCGCCACAAGGTCAGGCAGTTCCAGCGCGGCGACTTCCTGCTCGGTCAGCATCGGTGCCGTCATGCGCGGCAGCACCTTAATCAGTGCATCGACTTCTGAGTTTGCGACCGCAGCCAGACTGACACCGCGCAGCGTCCCCGCACTGGGTTTCATCAGCGTGACCTGTTCGATAACCTGCTCACCACGCTTGACCGGATTGTCCAGGGTAATCACATTTTCTTTGTTCATGGTTTTCTCACTTCTGAATCGGTGTTAACCGGTCAGGCAGGCTGACCGGATGAAAATTACAGGCCGATATTGCGGCGGTGTTGCTCCAGCCGGTCGACGCCGTTCACCTTCTCAATCATGTTGATGGTGTCGATTTCGACCAGCTCCTTACCGTCCATCGTCAGCCGGAAATAGGTGCAGACCACGGAGATTTTCGACTCGGTGTCTTCTCCCTGTTTACCCTCGCCGGTGTCGATTTCTTTCTGACGGCCACGCATGACCACCTCTACGGCCACCGTTTCGCCGGTATCGTCACGCTGGTAAGAGCCAGCAAAACGAATCGGCACGGCATCCACACCGGTTGCGGCGTAAAGCTCCCAGATAACCGAATCCGGGAAGCCCCCGAGCGACCACTCCATTGACAGCGCATCGTCATCAAGGCCGAGGTCTACCGGTGCGCTTCCGTTCATCCCCGCACCGCGATAGTTTTCGAGTTTACGGGTCAGTTTTGGCAGCGTGACGGACTTTGCAACGCCCTGATAGCTGTAGCCGTTCAGAAAGACGTTCATTAACTTGAGTTTGCGCGGCATTGCCATCGGTCAGGCTCCTTAATTGCTGTTAACCGAGGTGACCAGATTTGCCAGGTATTTATCGGTAATACGCTGGCGCAGGGTCAGGTTTTCAAGAGGAGGAACCGGGGTATAGTCGTAGTCGATATACAGTTTTCCGGCCTTAAGAGTTTCCGCATCGTTGGATTCTTCGCTGAACCAGCAGGTCGCATCCACGATATAGCCGTTTGTTTTCAGCTCACGAAATTTGGCATTGATGCCGTCAACGATGTCGCGAATCAGCGTAGTGACGCCTGACTCGTTAAGCAGGTCAGCATCGGTACCGGACTCCTGCAAATCCCAGAATACAGATGCGCTGATGCCGGTAACACCATTTACCCCGACGTTGGACAACGTTTTATGCCAGCCCTGCTCCTGGTCGATTTTAGCACGCAGACCCAGCGCACGGGCGGTGGCATACGCGGTGGCGGTGGTACTGGTGACCGTATCCCATGCGAGGAAATCCGGCCAGATGACCATCAGCTCACGCTGGCTGAAATTCTGGCGGTAGGCTTTCACCTCGGAAATGGTCTTACAGCCCCATGCGCTGATATACCCGAAAGCGCGCAGCTTCTGACAGACTGATGCCAGTGCAACAGCCACCTCTTTGGTGTCCAGTCCCGGCACGCCGAGAATACGCGGTTTAACACCGGTTACTGACTCCGCCGCCAGCAGGGCTTTCAGTCCGGTGTACTGACCGTTTTCGTCGGTGGTGCCGATGATATTGGAAACGGTCTGCGCAAGTTTCGTTTCCTCGTCGTCGCCGGTGCCGTCTTCCACGCGCACAACAACGGTGACCGGTTTTGACTGGTCGGCGATGGCCTGCAGCGACGCCGCCAGCGTGCCTTTTTTACCGGCCTTTGCAATTGCGCTCTGCACATTGGTAATCAGCACAGGTTTATTGAGGGGAAAGGTTTCCGCATCCGCATCGCTGGCCGTGCAGACCATGCCGACTGAGGTAGCCTGAGTTTAACGGACACTCCTTCCTGAAATAGAATGGCATCAGAAGGAGCTAATAATGAGCAGAAAAACCCAACGTTACTCTAAAGAGTTCAAAGCCGAAGCTGTCAGAACGGTTCTTGAAAATCAACTTTCGATCAGTGAAGGCGCTTCCCGATTATCCCTTCCTGAAGGCACTTTAGGACAATGGGTTACCGCCGCCAGAAAAGGGCTCGGTACTCCTGGTTCCCGCACGGTGGCTGAACTGGAATCTGAAATTCTGCAACTGCGTAAGGCGTTAAATGAAGCTCGCCTTGAGCGAGATATATTAAAAAAAGCAACAGCGTATTTTGCACAGGAGTCGCTGAAAAATACGCGTTAATCGAACAATGGCGACAACAATTTCCCATTGAAGCGATGTGTCAGGTATTTGGTGTATCCAGGAGCGGTTATTACAACCGGGTACAGCATGAACCCTCAGACAGAAAACAAAGTGATGAGCGGCTAAAACTGGAGATTAAGGTGGCACATATCCGCACTCGCGAAACATATGGAACCCGGCGGCTCCAGACGGAGCTGGCAGAGAATGGCATCATCGTTGGTCGTGACCGACTGGCACGTCTTCGTAAGGAGCTAAGGCTACGCTGTAAGCAGAAACGCAAGTTCAGAGCGACTACGAACCCGAACCACAATCTGCCAGTTGCGCCAAATCTGCTGAACCAGACGTTCGCTCCTACAGCACCAAATCAGGTCTGGGTGGCGGACCTGACGTATGTTGCCACACAGGAGGGATGGTTGTACCTCGCTGGCATCAAAGATGTTTATACGTGCGAAATTGTCGGCTACGCCATGGGAGAGCGCATGACAAAAGAGCTGACAGGTAAAGCCCTGTTTATGGCGCTCAGGAGCCAGCGCCCACCTGCCGGGCTAATCCACCACTCTGATCGAGGTTCACAGTACTGCGCATACGATTACCGGGTCATACAGGAGCAGTTTGGTCTGAAAACATCAATGTCGCGTAAAGGTAACTGTTACGACAACGCTCCGATGGAAAGCTTCTGGGGAACGCTGAAAAATGAGAGCCTGAGCCACTATCGTTTTAATAACCGGGATGAAGCCATCTCAGTAATACGGGAATACATTGAGATTTTCTACAATCGTCAGCGTCGTCACTCTCGTCTGGGGAATATCTCCCCGGCAGCCTTCAGGGAAAAATATCATCAGATGGCTGCTTAA